CATAACTCCCGAAAGGAGGCCCAATTATGGCCGCCTACTCGGTCGTTCAAAAACAATTAGTCGATAATTTCGCCGTCCTCGTTCTCTTAACCCCAGCAGAGATCGAGGTCGGCGCGACTATCGTCGTTACAAACGTTGACGCGACATTTAACGGAACCTTTACCGTTCGCGCGCTTCCGGAATATCTATTCATAGGCGTCGATCAATACGGCGATTTAATTTATGATCCATTAGTTCCGATCGCGAATCAAGTTCTTTACGCAAAGACCGCCGATAATGTCGAGCGTCAAGCCGCGTCTGGAACCGTAACCATTACCCAGACTTGTACGTGGATCAACGCGCAAGACCTTTACGACTATTTAGGGATAGGTGTCGCGACCCAGTCCGACGCGAACTATCTCACCATATGCGCGTCCGCTTCGTCTCAATTTTGCTGGAGGCGCAGAATGGAATCCGGCTACACGGATTCATTAACGACCGTTCCTTCGCAAGACGTCAAACTCGGCGCGATTATGTACGGTTCCGCGATGTACCGCGCCAGAGGATCGATCGAATCGTTTAATAGTTTCCAAGATATGGGAGTGGCCCCAGTTACCGGACTAAACGGAATCATTCGCCAATTGCTCGGAATTGACCGCCCGCAGGTCGCCTAATGCCAATAACTCCGACCGTTTACACGGACTTCCTAAACGAAGCCCTTGACGATCTAACGACGACCCTTCAAACGATCCTCAATTTGCAAGTGGTAAACGATCCCCGAAATATTGTTCCGCCGTGTGCCCTAATCAATTCCCCATCGATCGAAGCTTTTAACAACAAGATCGTTAAAGCGACTTTCACGGTCCAAGTAATGACCTTGGGCCCCGGCAACCTAGACGGCGAACGCTCGCTTCTATCAATGGTCGCAAAATTGATCGATAAAAATGTGGCGGTCACGTCTGGCCGTCCGACCAATATCGATATCGGCGGAACCGCGCTTCCGGCTTACGAATTGATAATCCCCATAATGGCTACGTCCAATTACTAAAGTAAAGAAAGAACGAAGGAGAATTTCAAAATGGCTTCATATTTAGCAAACCCAGTTATCACTATCGGCGGCGTGAACCTAACCGGGTTCTGTACTGCCGCCAATGTCGTTAGGCGTTTCGACGTTTTGGAAAATACGGTTTTCGGAATGACAGACCGCAAGAGCCAAAAGGGCCTCGGCAACCATGAAGCGACCGTAACTCTTTACATGGATTACAGCGATAACGCGACCTATGAAGTTCTTTCGCAATTAGTCGGAACCCAGACGACAATTATCGCGACGCCAGCAAGCGGCGTAAACTCGCCGACGAATCCGGGCTTTACTTTGACCGATACTTTGCTGGCCGAACTACCAGTCCTAAACGCGAGCCTCGGAGAACTTCAGTCCATAGACCTAGTTTTCACCCAAGGCGAATATTCAGTCGATATCTCATAACGACGGCCGTTCCTCGGCCCGACACAAGGAGCAAAAATGAAAGTTAAATTATTCATTGACCGTAAAGGCGACGGCGAAAACATCGAAACCGTTTTCACGAACCTATTCGTAATTACCGAATGGGAACGGATCGAGAATCGTCGCGCGTCCGATGGGCGCGGATTCGGAATGACCGAAGTTACCGTCTGGGCTTATCTCACTCTAAAAATGCGCGGAGAAAAACTTCCCGACACTTGGCGCGAATGGGTAAAAGAGAATCCGGAAATGATTATCACTTCGGAGGATAAAACGGACGTAAACCCTACGGAGGCGGCTACCGTCGGCAGTTAGCCGAATTGTTAGTCGCCTTGGGCTGGGCCCCGAAATTTTATTCCGAAACATTTGACACTCGCGACCTCCAGACGGTGATCTATTGTTTAAAGAAAGCAAACGAAAGGTCGAGCCGTGGCGCGTGAATTTAATCCCCAAATGGGCGACCTTGCTCGTATCGAGGTTTACGGCGTTCCCGAAATGCTCGCCTTATTGAAAACGATCGATCCAGCGTTACGCAAAGCAACCCAAGCAAAAATGAAGTTAGCCGCCGCGCCGATCCTCTCCGAAGCGCGCTCACTCATTCCGGAAGTCGCGATCGAGCCGGGAGAAAAAGGTCGCAAACGTGGCGGAGGCTGGAAAGTTACCGGCCGTCTCGGATATGACGCGAAAGCCGTCCGACGCTCGATCAAGGTCACGTTTAAAGGCTCACGCATTCGAGACAAAAACGCGAACACGTTTCCACTTTTAAAGCTTGTTTTAGGTTCTGCTGGCGGATCCATATTTGATATGGCTGGAAGGTCCGGTTCTGGTAATACCCCATCGGGGACCGCGCTTATCCGTAAACTACAAAAGGACCGAGGTGGAGCGTCGCGCGTTATGTGGAGATCAGTAGAAAGCAAAATAGGAGAGGTCGAGCAAGGCGTCAAGGACGCGATCGCCGATATGGAATATGCGATTAACAAGCGCGCCGAATTAGGGAATAAATAATGGCTATTTCCGTCCCCATCGTTTCGGAATGGAATCCGAAGGGAATCGAGCGCGCGGTTGCCGATTTTCAAAAATTAGAGGGCGCCGGCGCTAAAGCGAATTTCGCTATTAAAAAAGCGGCGCTTCCAGCCGCGGCCGCGGTGGGTGCTTTAGGTGTTGCCCTTGTAGGCGCGACCAAAGCCGCGATGGAGGATCAAGCCGCCCAAGCCGAACTCGCTCGAACTCTTTCCATTAGCGCGTCCGCCACAGACGCCCAGATCGCCGCTAACGAGGAATTGATCTCAAAGATGAGTCTCGCCTCCGGAATCGCCGACGACGATCTAAGGCCCGCTCTGGCCTCACTCGCGCGAGGTACGAAAGACCTAGGTCAAGCGCAAGAGGGACTAAGCCTTGCGATGGACATTTCTACCGCGACGGGAGCCGATCTAACGAGCGTTTCGGACGCTTTGGCGAAGGCATATCAAGGAAACTTTAAAGGGCTTCGAGCATTGTCTCCAGAAATGGCGAACCTCATTAAAGAGGGAGCGGACCTTAATACCGTTATGGACGTTCTCGGAGGGACCTTTGGAGGTGCTACCGCTACGGCCGCCGGAACCGCCGAGGGACAAATGAAACGTTTCGGAATCGCGATCGCCGAAGCAAAAGAAAACATCGGAGCCGCGCTTATTCCAGTAGTTGAAAAGGCGCTTCCACTTTTGACCGCGATGGGATCATGGGCCCAAGAAAACACGACGACATTTCTTGTTATTGCCGGCGTCATCGGTGGAATTGGTGTCGCCATTTTGGCCGCTAATGCGGCGATTCGAATTTGGACTCTTGGAACCCAGATCGCGACGGCCGCTCAATTTCTTTGGAATGCCGCGCTAACCGCTAACCCTCTTGGGCTTATCGTCGTTGGAATTGCGGCCGTGATCGCGATCCTTGCGATTCTTTACACAAAGTTCGAAGGCGTCCGAAAGGTAGTCGATAACGTTTTTGGTTTTATCAAAGACGTCGTAACGGGAAGTATTGACGTAATTACGACATACGTTCAGACGGTTCTCGGCGTATATAAAACTATTTTCAACACGATCGCGAAACTATGGAACAACACGATTGGAAAACTTTCTTTTGAGTTCCCCGACTGGGTTCCGGGCTTAGGCGGAAAAGGTTTCAGCGTTCCGAATATTCCAATGCTCGGAGAGGGCGGGATCGTAAGTTCTCCGACGTTGGCCATGATCGGCGAGCGCGGGCCAGAGGCCGTAATTCCCTTGAGCCGTGGCGGTGGAATGGGCGGAAACTACACAATTAACGTTAACGGCGGGCTTTCGTCTAGCGCGGAAATCGGCCAGTCGGTCGTGAATGCGATTCGCGCTTTCAATAGATCAAACGGGCCAGCAAATATTCAGGTTTCATAATGTCGGCAACGATCGTTCAGTCTGGCGACTATGACCTTTTAATCGACACAGGATTCGACTATGAATCTTTCGTTTTAGATTCAGCGACGCGCGGAATTCTTGATGAGGACATTCTCGGACCTACTTCGTCTTATGCCTCGGTAATTGACGGCGCGACAAACATTTCCGTATTTCGCGGCCGACGCGATATCGGCGATCAAGGGATCGTCGCCGGAACCATGTCTTTTGAATTGCTCGACACCACAGGAATTTTTAATCCTTTCGACAATCAAGGACCATATTTCGATCCTTCAAACGATCAGCCCGGACTCGCTCCATTACGTCGCGTAATCCTTAGCCGAGAAAACGAAGTCCTATTCAAAGGCTATATAACTTCGTATTCGTACTCATTCGAACTCGGAGAACTTGATCGCGTTTCCGTAAATTGCGCGGACGATTTCTATTATCTCGCCCAGACATATCTTGACGAATGGAACGTGGACGAACAACTTTCAAGCGCGCGCGTAACCGAACTTTTAGACTTGCCCGAAGTTAACTTCCCAGCCTTGGAACGAAACATTTCAACCGGAACCGTAACCCTCGGAGGCGCGTCCGCTTGGACCGTCCCGAACGGAACTTCGGTCGCGAACTATGCCGCGCAAATACAACAAGCCGAACAAGGCCGAATCTTTATAGATCGGAACGGAAATTTCACTTTCCAGCCGAGGCTCGGGAATACTCTCGCCGGATCGGTAATAGATTTTCACGATAACGGCGATATCGGGACCGCTGGTTACGACGCGGTAGGGATCGCATTCGACGCGGATCAAGTTGTTAACCGCGCGTCCGTTCAACACTTGGGAGCGTCAAGTCCCGAAGTAGCCGAGGACCTCGCCTCACAAGCCCAATATCTAATCCAGACGACCTCGATCACGGGCTCGCTTTTGCATAACGACGCGGCCGCTTTAGCCCTCGCCGAATACCTTTTAGTACCTAATCCCGAACCGCGCTTTACGGAAGTTTCCGTCGCGTTCGTTTCCCTTACCGAAGCCCAGCGCGACCTTGCGGCCGTCGTCGACATTGGCGACACGATCACCATTCAAAAGACAATCCAGCAAGGCGCGACGTCTACGGAGTTAGCCCAAGAATTAGCGGTCGAAGGCGTCCAGCACCAAATTAACGTTTTATCGGGCCATAGGGTCACGTTTTTTACTTCCCCGACGACCATCGTCTACGAATTGATTTTGGACGATCCAATTTTCGGACAGATAGACGCTTTGAACGTCCTCGGTTGATCTAGGATTATTAATTATGGGAGCAAATGCAACAACTTTCGTTCCGACCTATGTCGCGTCTGAAGTATTAACCGCCGCCGATTTAAACGTCACGAACTCGGGAATTCCCGTTTTTGCTACTACGGTCACGCGCGACGCCGCTTTCGGTGGCACAGGCGAAAAGACGCTCGCCGAGGGCCAATACGCTTATATCGAGGCAACTAATCAAACGCTTTATTATGACGGCGCGGCTTGGCAAGTTGTCGGCGGAGGCTTAGTTGTTGTACAAACGGAAACGGCTTTTACCGCTTCTAACTCAATAGTTGCAAACAATGTTTTTACTAGCGCTTACCGTAACTACACAATTAAGTTTACTTCTACCGCTTCTACCGGTGTCGGCTTATATGTGAAATTGCGAGTGGGTGGGGTTTCGGCTTCAACTAATTACAACTACCAAGCGTTAAGCGTAAGTAGTACCTCGGTTACTGGTGTAAGAGTTGGAAGTTCAACATATGCTGAAATTGGAAGTATTGCACCACAAGAAAGCGCTACAACATTAAATTTATATAATCCCGCGGTTGCTGTGGCTACAAATTTTGACGCAACAACGGCCTACAACTCGGCAGCATTTACTAGCCCCGTTTCGTATTTATACACGGGCAACCATTCAACGGCAACCGCTTACGATGGAATAGAAATTTATCCCTCGTCAGGCACGCTAACTGGCTCATACACGATTTACGGCTGGAGTAAATAATGGCTAAATATATGGTCAATGAAAACGGCGTAGACCGTGAAATGACAGTTGATGAAGTTGAACTTTACGAAACCGCTCTTGCCGAAAATCAAAAACAAAAAAACACACAAGCCAAGGCCGAAGCCGACAAACAAGCACTCAAAACCGCAACACTTGCCAAACTTGGACTTACTGCCGACGAAGTAGCCGCGTTACTTTCGTAAGGTTATGTCATGGATTCTGGCGTGCTGGTTTCTCTTATCGGTGGGGGCTTCGGTCTGGTCGGGATATTGCTCAATAAAATCATTAAAGAAAACCGATCCGATCATGGAATCGTCAGAGACTCACTAAACCGAATCGAAACAAAAATCGACGGACACTTGGAGGACCACAAATGAAACCAAAAGACAAAGCGATGATCGCGTCCTATTTGCGATCTTTCATTGGAGCCGTGGCCGCGCTTTATATGTCGGGAATTACCGATCCAAAAGTTTTAGTTAATGCCGGCGTCGCCGCGATCATTCCGCCGATCTTGCGCTGGTTAAACCCCAAAGACCCTTCGTTCGGCCGTGACAGTAGCCAAGGCTAAACAAGGCGTCCCGAACGCGCGGGACTACATCGGAAACGCGGACGGCCCTTCACCTAAACCGCGCGCCGGAATGGACGCATGGATCAAACTCGCGATCGCGCATTCGAACGGAATTTTTTTCAATAATGGTTCATACGGCCAAAGAGACGCCAAAGGGAAACCGGGAACGTTAAGCGTTCACGCGACAGGCCGAGCGGTCGATCTTTCTTATCGCAAAACGGAAAAGAATTCGAAAGCGAATCGGAAAGACGCGCTTGCCTTTATAAATAAAATTTTGGAACACGCTAACGAGCTTGGAATTCAAGCCGTACTCGATTACGCGCCAAAACCCCACGGCGCCGGCTGGAGGTGTGATCGCCAGTCATGGCAGAAATATACGAAGCACACCATCACAAGCGCGCCCGGCGGAGACTGGTTTCATATTGAGATAACTCCGCAAGCGGCCGATTCGGTTATCTGGGTAAAAGCCGCATTTCTAAAGGTTTTCGGAGAAATCCCCCAAAACTAAACACGCCTTGACTAAGGTCGGAATTACCGACGAAGGGCTTTTAGATATGACCGGACCTCAAATTGTTAATTATTCCGTTTACATCGGATCAATGGAAAACGGTCAAGAGATACTGGTTCAAATATTTACCGACTCCGAATCGGGCGATTACCTCATGGGACAAATCGCATTTAGAACGGCCTCCTCATCGTGGGGAGTCCCTTATCCATTGGAGAAAAAATGAGTAACCCATTCCTACTAATCGGAACGTTCATTCTTGCGCTTTTCGGTGTATCCGTTATGCCAGAAACAAACGTCCCAAAAGTTACAGAAACAACTATCGAACTAGCGCCTTATTTGATCGAGCCGACAACGACAACAAGTTCGACGCTATTCATCGATCCTTACGCTTCGGCTTGCGAACAATTCTCGGCGCTTGCCGTAAATATCGGTTGGCCGCTTGACCAAAAAACCGTCCTCGAATCGATCATTTATCGAGAGTCACGTTGCATTCCGAACGCGATAAATAAAAAAGATCCGAACGGTGGATCGCGCGGACTAATGCAAATAAACGGTTTTTGGACTCCATGGCTTATCGAGCGCGGAATCATTCGACATAAAAAAGACTTGTTACAGGCAGACATTAACCTTCGCGCCGGATTAGAAATTTACAACTACGGCCTAGATCGTTACGGTTACGGCTGGGGACCATGGAGCGCGACAAAATGAGCGAAGGCGTAGCATTCAACCAAGGCGAACTATCAGAGGAAACTCGCGCGATGGTTCTCCACCAAAAAGCCGTCATGGGTTTAATGGACGAAATCATGGCCATTTCAAAAAACCCTCACGCCTCACTAATCCGCGACCTAAAGCGAATACAAACGGACTACATTCTCCGCGATCCGCTTCCGGTCTGGGAAGTAGCCGTTCTCGATAAAGCGATCAAAGCGTTAGGGGCTCACTCATGAGCGAACAAATGACGATCTTTGACGCGATCCGCGAACGCGACGAAGCGATGGGAATAATCGACCAAAACACGCGCGAGGAATTCCGAAAAGACGCCCGAAACGCGGTCCTAACCGTCGGACGAATGCGCTTCACGTTCACAAGCGACGACGTATTCGACTGGCTGGATTCTCATCGGTCAACAAAAGCCCACGATCCAAGGGCGCTAGGTCCGATCATGTCAAAACTTGCAAAAGAAAACAAAATCACATTTACGGGAGAATATTCACCCAGCCGGCGGAGACATTGTTCCCCGATCCGCGTCTGGCGGCTTGTTTAACTAAACCAAAATCCGATTAAAACGACGAAAGGCTAAACGTGGGATTCGATCTCAACAATTACGAAACGGTTCACGAACGACTCGTTCGATGGTGGGCCGCATATCCAGACGGGCAAATATTGACGTCTATCCACTACTACGACGGGGACCTTGTTCTCTTTCGCGCCGAGGGATACAACAACGACGGAAAACTTATCGCGACCGGATACGCCGAGGAAATACGAGGTTCATCGCCGGTCAATAAAACAAGCCATGTCGAAAACGGGGAAACGTCGGCAATTGGCCGCATGATCCAAAACTCGCCCATAGCCTCGACCGGCGAACGGCCTTCGCGCGAGGAAATGGAGAAAGTGGCCAGAGGCCCACAAACACGACAAACGGGCGTCTCGGAGCGTCCTAGCGCGTCTGGCGGGACTCCAGTTCATACCCCAAGAGGCGCTTTCGCGACCCCGAAACAAACGGGCTACATTTCAAAGCTTGCCAAGGACGCCGGTATGGACGACCTTCGGCTATTGGAATTCATTCAACGTACAGTCGGCCGCGATGACGCGGTCCTAGAACTATTAAAGTCCCACGAAGCAAGTCAAGTTATAGAGGCCCTCAAATGACACTTTTAGAAATGATTACAGCAATAGAAAAACTTCAAGCCATTTATCTCGAATTGCGCGACGAACAAGACAAAGCAAAACAAAAGATTCGATGGGCGATAAATCACCTATCCGAGAAAATATGGTCGGAATCGCTTTAATGAAACCGCGAGAAAACATGACCGAAGCCGAATTCAAGAACGTCGTTATTTCTATTGCGAAGCGTTACGGCTGGTTAATTCATCACGACCTACCGGCGCAAAACTCGCGCGGCAAATGGGCGACACACATTCAAGGCGACGCCGGCTTTCCAGACTTGTTAATGGTTCACCCAGTAAGCGGAAAAATCCTTGCAGTCGAATTAAAGGCCGAAAAAGGAAAACTTTCTCCACTTCAAAAGCGCTGGTTAATGGCGTTCGACGTAAGCGCGACGTTCAATAGCGTCTGGAAACCTTCGGACATGGAATATATTCTCTACACTCTTTCAAACTTTTAGATAGCCCGTTAAAGGCCCGACCGCTTGACGGTCCATGATCTGCCTATGAGTCGCGTCTAGGTCGAATACACGGCGTGAGTCGGGTAGATCGGCGCGCTCCGAATCATGCGAGACGAAATGAAACGGGCAAAGCGTCGAGGCGGCTCGTAAACATAATCGAGCGATAGTTAATGAAATTGGGAACCGTAAAGGGCTATACGGTGGGAGGCTCATTAACATCATTTCATTACACAACTAAACTAAACATAGATAACAAACAACACGCGAGAGTCGAGCCCGACATGACAAACAACAAACAAACAACGAGAGCAAGGCGCGCAAGCGCCGCGCTAGAACAAGCGAAGCGCGTTAGCAAATGACACGCAAGCCCAGCGAATACGATTCGACACAATACAAAAAGAACCGCGAACTAATCCTTCGCGACGGACCGATCTGCCATTGGTGCAGAAAACGACCGGCAACAACCGCCGATCACTTACTGGAAATTGCGGCCGGCGGTGACTCATCGCTCGACAACATGATCCCATCGTGTAAGCCTTGCAATAGTTCACGCGGAGCAACATTCAAAAACAAACGCGACGCCCAGCGAATACAAACACGAAACCAAATACTCAACCAAAGCGAAACAAACGACGAGCGAACGAATGTTCGTTTTTTGGGAGGGCGAGACACGACCCCGAACCCCATCCT